TGCTGAAATATATCCACCAGAATATCCCATTGCGTAATAACCACGAGGAATAATCGATGTTGACTTCTTAGGTGGTTCAGGCATCTTGGCTAAAGTCATTCCCCATGCTCCTAAACCAAGTGGTAAGAAGTCGGCAATAATTGCGCCAAACGCATTCACAGGATCTAATACTTCAGCAATGAACGCTGGGCTATTACCTGTAGGATACGCCCAACCTGAAGTAAGTCCTGGTAAAGGAGCAACGATTGGAGCAGATACAGCAGGAGGTAATAATACAGGTAAAGTTGGTAATGATATACTTACAACTGGCGGACGATAAGCGCCATTATACGCAGCTCCTGTTGCCGTCATAAGTGGTGCACCCAAAGTAGTAAAGTCACCAGACGTTGCTACTACCGAAGTTGCATTAACTAATGGAGAAGTAACAATACTGCTTGAAGTAATTGCACCAGCGTTAACAACAGTCGTATTAAAGATTCCTATATGTGAAGTTGTTACCGAAGCAATTTGCATCGATGGTGTAGTTAAACTCCAACCTGGTGTTGGTATAGCAGTTCCTGTTAAAGGAGTAGGTGGTATTAAGCCACTTGCTAAACTGATTATATTTGAAGCTGTATTATGTATATCACCTGGAGTGGATAACTTAATTGCTTTCGTTGAGAATACATCGTAAGTATTTAACGCAGTTGCTTTAATATTTTTGGCAACAAAGTTTAATTGATTTCTTGCTTCAAATTGTATTTCCTTTTTCGCAAACAGAGTCATAATACCTGAGTTAGCTTCAACCTTAACTTCTGCTCCTCTTACATTAACTTGATCACTACCGTTAATATTTAATGAAGCGCCTGAAGCAATTTCTGTATGACCATGTACAAGTAATTTATAATCACCTTCTATTTCTTCTGTCTTATTTCCTTTAACATAAACATGAGCGTTACCATTTACAGTAACTACACTATGTCCTGATGATTCGTGTTTTGTTCCGATATTAATTTCATAACGATCTGCAGCAGCTTTTTCAGAAACTGTACCTTTTGAATCTATTTGAATATATGCACCACTATCGTGATGAATCATAATTCTTTCTGCACCAGGAGAATCATCTAATTCAATACTATGTCTTCCTGATTTAATTACTCTATTAAATGGATATTTAGCTGCGTAAGCTGGAGGAGGTTCAGACCACGTTTCATCCATATCAGCAATCTTTTGATCATGTGTACGATTGGCTGCTTGTTGTAATAGATAAGTTTCATTTAATAATTCACCACGAGCTAATCTATCTGGTCCACCGCCTGCGTTAAAATCATTTGGATTATAACCTCTTGCTAATAGATCACCATTCTTTTCAGGAATAACACCTTCACCGTCTTTGGTTGGATCCGATACTGTATTATACATACCAGGTAATAAACCTAATATGATTGGATGTTGAGCCATCTTACCATCTAAGAACATTCCGTATACATAAGATCCTAATGATGGGGGTGGATTGTTTGGATCGTAATTACCTGCAGCACACATTGCCCACGGCAAATCGGTTGTCGCAATTTCTTCATTTGTTCCGTGCACGCCAAACGCGCGAACTCTTACTCGACCTTCGTGAGTTTCATCGTTATTACCTTCAACCATACCGATGAAGAAGAACGGATTACTTATTCCTGAACCATCAATCATATATCACCTTTTTGCCAGCCATATTTTATCGCTTCCACTTTAGTACTCAGAGTGTTCATCTCCATTGAATGGTCAACGCTAGCAATTAAATATTTGCCACTCAATCTTTCGTTTTGTTTATTTTCTAACGCAATGCTAGGTTCTTGTGTAATTAGATTAATCACATCGCCTGGTACCAAATCTATCCTGCCTTCAATACCTAAAGAAACTGTTGAATTATTTAAATGGTAATTATAAGCAACTCTGTTTTGAATAATCTCAACCATGTTTTGTGGTGTACGAAGTACTTGGCCTGGTATTGAAGTAACTCCATCAGGTTGCCAGTCACGGTACACAACAAATTGTTTTGCGTTTTTATTTGTATCCTTAAACGTTTCAGTAATAAACTTATCTGAATGTACTGCACCAACGTTTGATGTTCTTGGCTGTCCTGCCATACCAATGTATTTCTTTTTTGCTTTTTGATAATCAAAGTTATAAGAAGTACGCGTATGATTCACGAAATCAATTTCCATTACCGTATTCTTATAAGCACCACTATCAAGGTCAGCTCCTGTATCAACATGATTTGAATTTTCAAAAGATACAACGTTTCTTACCATTATGTCAGCATACTGCGATGCATCTTGTTCTGAAAAGCTTAAATAGTAAAAGTCTTTAATCTTACTTTCATTCTTTATTGCTCTTTTTAATAACCATTCGTCAGTTACCCAATAGTAACCATCAAAAGTTTCAAAGAAACGATACATGTTTGATGGAGATTGCGCTCCTGCTTTTGATTTACTTGCCAAAAAGTTCATTGCTTGAACTGGAGTATAATCAGGAATGATCGTTCTCATCTGACCATCGGATTCTTCGATATAAAACGCTCTACCTTTATTTGAACTTAACTGTAAACTTTCAGAGTTATCAGGCATTTCACCTACTGACGTTGCCAGTGTCAATTCTTTACCTTGATTGAAATACTTTTTAAATAATTGCTTTGCAGCATGGGATCCTGATTTGTTTGTAAACGCAGTGATCACACTTTGTATTCCTGCCCTAAAAGTTGTTCTACTTACAAAATGTAATGTATAAAAATAACCATCGCCTAGATCATTTTTAAATAGTCCATCAATTTTAACTATTTGACATTTAATGTTTAATTCTGTTTGTAGATCATGTCCTTTAATTATTAATTCTAATTCTTCTTCTGCTCTTAATGGGAAATTATGTAACGTTCCAACTTGGTCTAAGACCTTAAGCGTTCCAGAAAAAGAAGAGCTATAGATAGATTGCTTTAGATTAAATCCATATATCAAAGCGGTAATAGAAGCGTCTCTATTGTCCGCCGATTTAATCATAGCGCTTTCTATAGTACAATGAGAAGGATTAAAAGATTCAGACATTATTCAGTACTTACCGAGTTTTTGAATTCACGTGATAATTGACCTAAGAACGCGTTATCGAATAAAAAGATTTCTTTTTTGTTATCATTAATTTGCTCTTCATATTCAAAGATACGATAAGGAACCCAATCTTCAGGAATGATTCTTTTAATGATTATCTTCTGTCCGCGTTCTGTACGCATAATCACGCGATCTTCTTTGCGAAGATAAATTGTTCGGAAAGATTCCGGTGCTAAGATTAAATTATCGACTGCCATTTGTTATTTCCTAAACTGTTTTAATATAATATATAATGTTTTCATCAATAGATTCATCTTTTATCCAATCAAGAACATCTTCTCCAACCTTGCCAGACTGCGCCTGATATTTATCGACCATATAGTCGTTAAACGTTTGAGCATTCATTGGCCATTCGTAATAAGGATCTATGATATTGTTTGCCATGTACACTAACCAAATATAATCTACAGAACCATAATAATCCAAAGCAATATCTTCTGCTCTCTCACCTTCAGTAACTGTATAAGAATAATAAAGATAAGGGTTATTTGCGACTGCTCTTACGAACGAAGGTCTTCGAGATATATCTCTAATCTTTCTACCTTGGTATTCTATAACCGGAAAATGTTCAAAGTATTTAGTTGCCATTAGATGTCGTCTCCTTCATAATCTTCAGCCGTTTGTATTTCGAGTTCCTTAAAGCTCATAGAAAGTTTAACACCCTGAGGTACACCACCTTCAGCAATAATAATTTCACCACTTGCTCCATAGTCAACAGTTAAATTATCGACCATACATGGTTTAAATCTAAGGAAGTGTGATTCATCAATACCTAATAGATTAATACTAACAACCGCAGGATATGTTAAAAAGGCTCGAGCTAATGTGTTAGCTGATAAGGATCCTTCAATCTTAGCCACACCCGTACCACCAGTTATCTCTTGTATTCCTGGTAATATGTTTCTTTTTATTGATCTTATGATTTTTTTAATAGCAAATGCTTCTTCTATACTTTCAGGATATAGTGTCCAATCAAATGAGAAGGTTCTTAGGTTCACTCCTTCGAAAGAAAGCGTTGCCTGTGGGTTAATTGCAGTTCCGCTTGTAGCACCCATTGATTTACCTAATCCTGAAGAAAAACTATTTAAAGCATTTCTCCCCATGTACGAAGCTATTCTAGCAGCTTGGCCAGCTACTGGAGTCTGCTTTTCAGTCAGATCTTTTTCTCCAAATACTGCGTCAAATGCACCTTTCGCGCCAGCTTCACCCAATGACATCAGGTCTTTACCAATCTCGCCGATGCCGCCTGTGAATGCAGGAGCCAATGTATCAGCAATAAACGCTTCTAAGAAAGTTCTTTCAAACCCATTTACTTGCAGACCAGTTGCGTCTGTTAATGTACTAGGCATTGGAAGTTCAACAGCCAATATACCAGTTTCTTTAGCACTTGTAAATTCAGTCTTTTTATTTGTCTTTTTACCTGCCGCGTTTGTACCTAGTGTTAAGCCTGAATAATCATACTGCTTAAATATTAATTGAATACCGTGTGGAAACCCGTTTTGGGGAAAATAAAGTCGTTCATCTCCACCGCTTGACTTAGTTCTATTTGTTATTGGTCTTCCCATTGTTTATTTCCTTTGCTGTCTCCGTCTAATTCTAATAAATATGTATACGGGTAATGTAATTATTTATAATAAAAATCGGAAAGTATATAATGTCATATAAAGGTAAATTTAGACCAAAAAATCCGCCCAAGTATAAAGGTGACCCTACAAAAATTATTTATAGGTCTTTGTGGGAGTTCAAGGTATTTAAATGGATGGATTCTCACCCAGATGTAATATGGTGGCAATCCGAAGAAGTGATTGTTCCATATAGATCACCGATTGACGGAAAGATACATAGGTATTACCCAGATGTGGTTGTACATA